ACAGGGCGAAAGAGATTTTCTTCCGGGTCTCGGGATCGGGAATATTGAAGGTTTGAGACGGGGTTGATGTGAGGCCGGTTATTTTAGTCATTTTGGCGGTAACACTCCTACTTGGTCAGCAATGGCCAAGGCCGTGGTATTATATTTTTTTCCTTCACCCGCGACCTTCCCAAGCTCTTCAGTCTTTGCCACTTCAACGTCAATCGCCGATTTGTAATTTCCCTCGTCGAACGTTGTCGTTTCCACGTCGGTAAACCGAGCCTCCTGGACTGTTATGGAAAAATCAGTGTAGTCGTTCGTCGTTTCGTCCTGTTGTGCGATAACGGACGAAATAAGCATATTTGAGTGCAGCGTCCATGGCGTCAAGACCCAAACCCTTTGGTGTGTTTTTTGCAGGGCCGTTATTTCGTGGTATGCTTTCTGCTGAAGGGTGAGCGTTGCTTCCTCGCCCTTGAAAAAATCGACGATGTTCCCAGCGCGCTTTGCGATCGCCTTCGCCTGATTTGCGACGTATGCGGCCTGTGACGCTATCAAGGCGGCCTTTTGCGTCGCTCCTTGGGTAAATGGTCCAAGAAACGCATTGACCGCGCCAAGGCGTGACGTCGCGTTTTGTAGTGCGCCTTCGACTCCCTGTGGTTGACGATAAACAAGCTCCCCGACCAAGCCAGTCAGGGTTATTTCGTCCGGCTCGTTGACCGCGTGATCATTGATAACGGAATTATTCTCCATGTAATGCTTCGATATACTGACTTTCGATGTCAGCGTTTCGCCCATGGGTATGTCGAACACCCATCCAGAAATACCTTTTAGCCCGTAGGTAAACATTACCGTCTGGCTTTTCTCGTCAAAGTATTTCTTCGCATCGGAGGAAAGCGTCGTTGATTCTTTCGATTTTTGCGGAATGATTGAAAAGCTCATTTTTCTTTTTTCTCCCCGGATAACCGGTCAAAGGCTTTCTGGTTTTCGCGAGCGATCGCCTCGGCAGCATATCGCCCGGTAACTTCCGGGTTCGCCGCTCCGTTTATGTTTATCGTGGGCGAGTTGTTGACGGTCACGGGAGCGGCGACGGCGGCCTGATTTGATTTTTTGCCGAGCCAATCGGTATCAATAATCATCTTTCCTAAGTTTCCCCATTGGTCCGCGTATTCCTGAAAAAACCCTTTTTCTTTTATGCCTTCTTTTGTTTGGTTAAAACTTTCCGAAGAAAGCCCCTCGTTTATAATTCCAAGCGACTTGGCGACTACCTGGACAATATCCCCAAATAATCCCCATTTCTTGGTCATTTCGTCGAGCTTGCTATAATCTCCCGAAAATACGGCTCCGAGTGCCGTTAACAATAAATCAAACGTAGCAAGAAGGTCGTCGAATACTTTCTTGAAAGCGGGCATCCCCTTGAGATACCGGCCAATCAAGCTGTCTTCCCCGCGCGAATAGGCCGCGATGTCTTCAAGGGCAATGAAAAGAAGGGCTATCGCCGCCACAGGTAACATGATCGCGGAATTGAGAGCGATAAAAACTATCGCAAGAGCAAGCAAGGCGTTTTTCCATCCGATAGTTTTCTGAATGGTTTTATCAACCAGATCAGCCACGCGGGTAATTGTCCTGATCGCGTATTGTATCCATTCAATCAGCTTCGCGCCATGATTCCGGACGAATCCGGCTATTTTCTTCGATACCGCTTCTATCGACGGCGCCAACGCGGTAACAAACTCGGCAACGAGGAAATTAACCGCATTCTTCACTGTCTCCAAACTAGAGCGCGCCTTGTTCATGGCGTCGATGTTCCCCTGCGGGATAACAAACGCATTTGCCGCGAGTTTGTCGAATTCTTCGTTTGTGAGTTCAAGCGTCTTGACCAAGTCGTTAGAAATCCCGAATTGACTTGCAATATTCCGGCGCATCGACTGGGAGAGCCCTTGGGTTTTTGTCCTGAGCGCTTCCAGGACTTCAAAAGGATCGGATCGGCTATCTATCCCGAGTAATTGATACCCCGAGATATTTCCCTGCCCCAAACGGATTTTAGCCTGGTTGGAGGATATGGCTTTTATAGATTCGGCGACCGTTGCCCCGGCCCCGCTTACCTGTTGCGCGACCGCTTTCCATTTTTGCATCTCCTCGACGGATTGGCCGGTATCGTCGGCGAATTTCTGCATGGCAAGCGATTGACTTAATTGACTGTTTACGGCAGCGATTGCGGCCGTAAGGGATAGAGTCCCGGCGATAGCTCCGACGAGCTGGCCTTTTATATTCCCGATCGATTTGTTGAATGCTTCGGCTGCGGGAGTGTCGGCTTTCAAGCCTATGTGAGCAAAAAGCTCCATAATGTTCATGGCAACCCCCTGGGGTAATAATACACGTCTTTTGCGCTTTTTACAAGCGGGGCTATTGACGGGAATTAAAATAGGGTATAGAATTAAATTGCCCTGAGGGGTAAAGGAGTTTTATGAAATCAGACGCTATTAACTTTAACGTAAAAATAAAACTTGTTGGCTTTGGCCGTCAAAAAATCGGCCTTTGGATTATTGCTTTTTTCGCAAAGATTTTTAATATCGAGTGCGAAGTGTCAGCGCGTACTGAAAGGGAGAAAAAAACGAAAATGAAGAAAGGAAAATTCGCTTTCCGTCTTTGGTTCATAAAGGTTTTGATTGAAAGCCTTATGAAAAGCAAAATCGATGAATATGTTAAATGTACTATCGTTGCGCGCAGAACGAAAAAAACCCTCACTGAGGGCTATACTATTACAGATTCATTAATTGATTGCCTTGCCTCTACGCATGATGAAATTTCAGAACTTGAAAAAAGCTGGTCCTCTGATTTGGCAAATCGATAATAAAAAAACCCGGCGCGGGTAGGAGTGATAGCACCCCGCGCCGAGCCGGGTCAAAGACCCTTGTTTTCTTAATAATAAAAACTACGCCTTGTTCATTTCGTATTCCACGGCCTCATACTCCCCGATAAACCCCTCATACGCGAGCGCGTTCAGCACGTCCCCCACGGGGGCCGACTTTACACGCCCAGGATCGCCACCGTAGTACCCCGCCTTCGCTAAACGCAAGGCCACGAGGTCCACGTCCTCGACGTTTACTTCTGTGTCAGGCCTTTTGCGAATATCGCCCCGAGGTCCCCGAACGACGAAACGAGGCCTTTGATAAAAGGGCCGCAGTTGGCCTTGATGACTTCTATCATGATGGGGTAGTAGAGGGCGCGATTGTCCAGTTTCTCAAAGAATTCCGCGTTAATAGGCTCGCGCCCGGCTTCCGTATAGCACTTTTTCGCGCACGCCATCGCGCAACTTTCCACCTCATCGGAACACGCTGGCCCGAGTAAGAGGTTGAAAATCGTCGTCGCGATTCCACCAGCCCCCGAAAGGTCGGTCGACGCCACGTCGATATTCCCCTGCGCGTCTTTTTTGATGATATCCGAGGACGCGCCCGAAAGGTCGAGTTTCTGACCCTTCAAGGCGCGACCAAGGGCTTTCTGCAGGGCCATGGCGTCCTGAAAGGACGCCTCTTCAATATGAATTTCCACTCCTGAAATTTTCATACCTTACCCCATTACCCTGTCGGCGTTTGAGAATGCTATTGCATAAATGGATATAGCTTGCTCGGTATCGCCTTCAACGTTTTCTTTTCCCCCAGGCATCTTTTGAATAATGCCACCCTGCATGGTGTATATCTCGTTGGTAATGTTTCCCGCGCCGTCGCCCGAGCGTTTGATAAACTCGCCCGAAATCAGGACGAAAGCTGCAGGATCATTGATATATTCTTGCATCCTTGCGGCGAGGTATTTGTCGTCAGCCGATCCTCGAATGACGCGAAGGGTTACGTTGACCTGTTTTCCCGATGCGTTATACGCATAAATCGCGTTTCCGTTCTTGCCCTGCTTTAATTCCATCAGGTTGTTTGGAACTTCGATATTTACAACGTCCCCGGTCCCGAAATCGGTCAGCATTCGGGTATCGAGTATGGTCGTATCTTTTCCGGTCAGTGCTACGCTCATTTGTTTTCCTCTTAATTAAGATAGGGATAGGCCCGCCTTACGGCGAGCCCTTGTTTACGCTTCCACCATCACGGAAACGTCAGCCGAATGGATCGCTCCAGAGTCCTTACAAGCGATATATGTCGCAGGGGCTTTCCTGGCATTCCGGTCAGTCTGGCTCTGCGATGAAATCGGGAGAGAGTAAATATAGAATCCGAACCCGGCGATATTCCGGTAATGATCCTCGGGCTTCCCGAAGGTAGTCGAGGAATTCCATGTCCCTGGAGCAAAAACTCCCGCCTGGACAAATTGCTGGCAAACCTTGCGATATGCGCCCTTGAGTCCGTTCATACCTTCTTCGGTCTGCGGGATTTTGGTGTTCGTGGTCGTAAGGAAATTAAAGCCCGCAATAGTCAGCCGGAGCTTGAACGCAAGCCGGGAATAAATCTGGTCGAAAAACTGATTTGCCCCGGAGGTGAAAACTTTCGGAACTCCAAAGTCTCCGTAGAAATCCACGCCCGCATTTTTGCAATCGGTCAAGATCGTTTGAGTTAAACTAGGATCGGCGACCATGCCGACGATTTCCTTTCCGTGCATCGTGTGCGCGGTATTAAATCCTGAAAAGTCAATAGAGAGCCCTCTGCTTGCGTAACCTGCCGCGAAATCGAATGCGTCATCGGCGGACGAGGAATAATACAGGCATCGGGTATGTGTGAGCCCTGCGTTCAGTATCGTAGTAAAGATTCCCTTTATATCTCCCACGGTCGGCGATCCGACGAGCCAAAGTTTATCCATCGTCTGTATGGTTTTCGCCGTTTCCAAAAAGAGCGCATCCACTGGTTTTTCATTTGCAATAATCCCGAAAAACGGGACTAAGCCCGAAGCCCGGAGGATCGCGTCTTTAAGTCGTTCGGCTCCTGCAGCAGCCCCGGTCGCGGATCCCGCAAGACCCAGAGCGGAAGCGATATCTGTCGCGGCTGCCGAGCCAACGGTCAAGGCGGAATTTGCGCCGGTCGTATCGGATTTCAGGGTTATAAGCGCTGCGGTCAATTCGCCGGTTACCTCGATAGTCGCTCCGGCCGTTTCGAGCGCGTAGGGATTGAGCGACGCGGTCGCCGCAAGAAGGGAAGAGCTGTCGATCGCCCCTATTTCGATGTCCTCATCGGCCCCTCCGTCGATGGCAAGAGATATTTTATAGTCAATCGCCGTCAAACTTGTGAGGTCAACTGGTTTTGTCCCCAGGATTGTTGCCGCAGTTGCCACGGCAGTCGCTCTCCTTGGAATAATGACGAGATATCCTCCGGCGCTCATTATGTTCGGGCTTTGAGAAAAAACCGAAACGGCCATTCGATATGCGTCTGAGTTGGATCCGAAGTCTTCGGCGACTCCATCCGGGCTATTGTAAATTCCGTAATCACCATAATTAGTGGGGATCGGGACCTCATCGATAAAAAGCGCAAGCGCGGAGGTGTTCACGTCCGCGAGTCCGCGCAGTGCCGCCAAGAGCGTCACTTGGATAAAATTGGAAATACTTAATTTTCCAGCCATTTTTAAGCCTCCGTTTCGATTGTGGGCGGAACG